GCATCAAGATCAGATGTGATGTTTCCACCTACTGAACCTGTTATCCATGTTTTCATTCTTCTGTCATCAGTTTGAGACGCTCTATATCTAACATGTAAGAATGGTCTTCTCATGCTTTGTCCAACTACTTCATCATAAACTGTTGAAGTACCAGCTGGTATTAATACCCCTCTGATATCGTTGAAAGCATCTTGACCTCTTAATGTTACTTCATTTAAGTATTTCCAGTCTGATTTGTAGAAGTCGTAAGACGCTCTTCTAAATCCAGAGAAACCTAAATTAAGTGCCATGTCTTCAGAGTTGCTGAATACACCGTAAGATGTACCACCAGTTCCGTAAGAGTTTTGAGCTGCTAACATATCATCAATTGCTAATGATACAGTTCTGTTACAATATAACATGTATTCTTCGATAGCACCTTGCTCGTCAAACTTCTTAAGAATCTCATCAAAAGATCCTAAGTCATCTACCGCGCTTGTACCAGCGATACCAGAAGTTACATGACCTCTAGCTGTAATAGCTGAGAATAAACCTTCAGTACCTGAGTTAGTTCCTAGGCTATCAGTAATTTCTGTAGCACCACCATCTGCAGATACAGTTGTTTTTTCTGATTCTATCAACGCCATTTCTAAGTAATCGTTGAATCTAGCTCTAACGTCAGCTTCAGCTTTTAGATACCATAAGTATCCTGAAGTTCCGTCTTCTGCGCTAACCTCAACCCAACCTACTCTTGCAGTATCAGATCCAGCTATTGAATAATGATCCTTTAAGATAATTGGCTTGTTGTTGAATGATTTAAACTCAGGTTGTACTGGGTTGTTTTTAGCGTTATCGCCCATACCATTAGTTCCTTTTTTAAATTCAGAACCGTATACGAAAACTCTACCGTTTGAGCCACTTAAGCTAAAACCACTAACATCACTAATAGCTGCACCTGTGTAAGGTAAAACTGTAATAGTAGTAGTTGCTATGTCTGAAACGTAACCTCTAAATACAACTGGAGACGCTTGACCATCAGAAACTAGAACTGTTTGTCCTACTCTAATTGCGTGTCCGTTTGCTGAGAAACTTGCTGTGTCTGAAGTACCAACAACACCGTTTAAGGTGATAACGTTAGTTGATTCGTTCACTGCACTAATTTTGTAAGATAGATGTAATCTACCTTGCTCCGTCCATATCACTTGATCTGATGTCATTGCCTCTTCTGCGCCAACTGCAGCTAAGAAACCAGAGATAGTTCTTTTACCGTAAACCTCTGCTTCTTGCTCAATTAGATCAGGTAAGTACTGCTGAGACCAGTCGTTACTACCAGATGTAAAATCCAAATAGTTAGTTGATATAGCCGCTTTAATAGGGGAAGGTACGCTATTTAACGCCGATCCACCTGTTGGAGTAATTGCTGCCATAATTATTTAAATTTATAATTGTTAAACTTTATTTGTTTTTATTAAACTTAAAACGAAGTTTACCAGAATCAAACGCGTTATCTTGTAAAACCTTTACTTTAAGACCTCCTGCTTGAACTTCACCAAGACCTTGTCTAGGTTCCATACTAACATTTTTTGCTTTAGCTATACTTTCTTTTATAGCGTCTGCTTTGCCTTGTTCATAAAAGTGATTAGCAACAGCGTCTGCGTTCATTGCTGTAAACAGTGATTTGTGATAACCTTTTGCATCAGACATTAATTGTGTTTTTCTGTCAACAAATTTATTAACAAAATTATTAATATCGCTCTGCGTGTTTTTCACATCACTAGCGTCTTTGACATTAAATCTAAATTTCTTTTCACCAACATTATATTCAAAACCTTTAAAGTTTTTGTTAAACACATTGTTAGTTTCAGCTTTAAATTTAGACTGTTGTTGTTCAACAGCCTTGTCTTGTTCGCTTCGTTCCTTGTTATATCTATTAAAGAAATCAATTGCTTTTTGTTGATCAGATGTTAACTTAACACCACTCTTAATCTCTTCATAGTACTTAGACTTTTGCCTGTCTAATTGGGCTCTAGCGTCGGCAACTTGCTCTTTAAACGCTAATTTCTTTCGTTTGATATCTTTTGGATCATCTTCTTCATTATAAGTAAATGTATCTTCCATTAAAAAATCAACTTCATCACTTGTTAAATGTGGTTTAGTTTGTCTATAGTATTCTCTTAATAACGCTGTGTCATCGTACTTACTATAATCTTGATTTAATTTAACGTAATCCGCAAGATCACCACCAGTCTCATCCATAAACTTCATAAGCTTTTGAATATTCTCTGGTAACTCTTGTCCAGTTTCTTCTGCTTTTTCAACTGCTTCTTCAACTGCTTCTTGTACTTCTTCTACCTTTTCTTCTACCTCTTCGTCAGTTATTTCTTCTACAACTGGAGCTTCTTTTTCTTCAACAACCTCTTCTTTCTTTTCTTCAACTACCTCTTCAACAACAGGTGTTTCCTCTTGTTTTACCTCTTCTTTTGGTTGTTCTTCTTTAACCTCTTCTTTCTTTGGCTCAGCAAGATTAACCTTTACAGGTTCTTCATTTTGCGGAGCAAACTTTTTTCGAGGCTTTACTTTTACTTCACCCTGTGGGGCTTCAGCATTTTTTTCGTCTATCTTGACGTTTTTTTCATCTTTAGCCATAATATAATATTATAAAATTAAACATATGTACTCTCGTACAATTTCTTAGTTACACTCGTATGCTATTACTTTTCCACCAGCTAATTCAAACTTGGTCCACTTGCCATACAATATTGTACCAACTGGAAACGAATCACTATTTACTATTTGATTACCAGCGTCTGAGTCTTCAGTATTCATGTAAATACTATTTTTAGATGGTGTATCACTAGCATTAATAGCACCGCTGCTATCAGTGTCAGTATCATACTCATCCATCTTTTCAGATATTAGCTGATCAAATGTAGCAGCTGCAATCACTTCTATAGCACAAAAGTAATTTCCCCTTCCAGGTGTTTCAGCATCACCGTCATCAACCCATCTTGATGCTACGATACTACCAGTCCAATCATTAGTTACTATTGCCATTATTATCTATTTATTTGTTAAACATTAGGTCGGTTCAAATCTTCCTAAACCTATATTACCTTCTATAATATCATTACCTGAAGATTCAAATTTTTTATTTTTTCTTGACTCATTTGCTTGCAACCTAACTCTATCGTCTTTTCTATTCTCACGTATATTTTCTCTTTGTTCCAGTGAACTTTTCTCTGCCATGTTAAGTTGTTGAGTGTATTCAAACTCTTGAGCCATTAAATCTTTTTTAAGTTCAGCTTCTAATTGTAGCTTATTTGCTTCAAGCTCTGCTTTTTGAGCATTACCTTGTAGTTCTAACGCTTGTATAGCTTGTTGCTTTTGAACTTCTGCTTGAGCCGCAACTTGTTGTGCTTGAGCATTAGCTTGCGCTTGTTGTTGTATATTAGCTTGAGCTACAGCTTGATCTCTTTCTTGTTTCTTTCTTCTTCTTAATTTTAAAACCTGATTAGCCAGTTTTAAATTTTTAACTTCTCTGACATCAATAGCATCTTCAAGTTCTATACTATTAGACTGTAAAGCCATTTGTATATTGTTTTCAAGTAATTGCTTTTCTTCTTCATCAGGCGCAAGCTCTAAAAATATACCGAAGTCATATAAATGCAACTCGCTTAATTCTTCTAGCGTTGCTACATTGTGAGCGCCTATTGCTTGAATAAAACCATCTCTTGTTGATGAGTATTCTAAAACATCTGATATTCTTAGCGATACATTTTCTGCCGTCTCTGTTGTTAAAAACATACCACCTTGTAATATATGTCTTGTAGCTACGTTTGAGTTAGCGGCTGCCATTTTTTGTATACCAACTAAAGCATTTTTATCAGGTGTGCTACCATCTCTTGCTTCGTTTAAACCTGTTACATCTCTTATCATTTGTAAATAATAGTTGTATGCACCAATTAAACTTTGTAGCTTTTGACCGCCACTACCACTTGCAATTTCTTGTATAGGTACTTTGCCTGGATTAGGATCACCTTCTTGTGTTAGTGATCTACCGATAATACTACCAGTTTGAAAGAACATATTTAAAGCTTCTTGTGGATTATAGTTTGTACCATTACCTAAATCAACTTCAGCTAAACCATCGGCGTCTAAAAACACACCGTCTGGAACCATACGTGACATGACTTGCTGTAACTTTAAATGTGTTAACTGTATCATGTCAGCAAAACCTGTAATACGCCTTACTAGTGAATCAATTTTACCTTTGTACATACGTGGCGCAACTATACTATAGTTCATTTTAACTTTAGTATAATTACTCTTAGGCCTTACCATGTTTTCAGCAAGCTCCCATTTTAATAATTTTTTTGTACCTAAAATTAAAGCACCGTCATATAAAACTTCTAACGAGCTTGATAACTTTTCAAATGGCACATCGCCAACCGCTTCAAACGTATCATCTTTTTCAATAGCTTTTTGTGCACCTGATCCCGACTGCTTTAACTTGTATACTTCGTGGTTATAAGTTTTATAATTAAAATATAATACTTGAGCTATGTTATTATCTGTATTATTATTATCGTATGTAGTACCGTATCTATTTGCCGCAGAAGATGTTAAACGCGGTTGATCTTCTATCTCTTTTAAATCTTCGTTAGTTAAACCTGGAAACTGTTTTTTAAGTTCATTGATAGGTATGTTTTTTACTTCACCTACATAATATATATCTTCAAAGTATGGTGATTCAGTATAAGAATAAACTAAATTAGCTGGATCAACATAATCAATAGTGATACCTGATGATGTATCAAAGTTATTTTTTACAGCACCAATACCAAGTACTGTTATGTCATAATATAATCTTTTTAATGTATTTTCATACTTGTTACCGTTAAACAAAGTATTTATAGCTTGCTCTTCTGCTATTTCTATACCTTGCTTGTAGGTTAATTGCATGTGTAATTGAAGTTCTTCGTCTGATCCTGGTATTTTTTCTATTTCATTTTCGTATAAATTAATACCAAAGTTAGCTTGCACGTTATCCATGAAATCTTTAGTGTTCATGTCTCTAACAATAGACTCCATATATTCAGTCCTTGCTGTAACGCCGTAAGGGTCTTGTGAAAATGCTTTTATGTCGTATGTTCTTTCTGCTATACCATTAACTACTATATCTACAAACTTAGATATAATAGGTACTGGTGTCCAGTCTAAATTAAGATAAGACAAATCGCCATTTATGGATAATTCATCTTTATACTTTTGTATTGATTGTTCGCCTCTAGCATATAGCCTTAGCTTATGATAATCTCTTTGATTTAAGTTGTATCTATTTGAGTTAAAATCTTTTCCAAACCATTCATGCTCTATTGCTTTAGCAACTTTTAAGCCATACTCGTAGCTTGACTTTTCTTGATCGCTAACTACTTGACTTGGAAAATAACCTTTTGTACTTTGTGCCATTTTTATTTTATTATTTGTGATCTCGTTCCAGAGTTTTTATATTTTGAAAAATTAAAATTTACTTTTGCTTTAACAACTTCTGCATTAGGCCTATACAAGTGTCTATTGCATGCCATAAGAGCAAGGCCTGAGCTAATAGTAGCATCAAACTTAGTACGCCTAGTAATGTCAAACTTCGCCCAATCATTTAGTGTTTTGTTAAAATGCATATTGCCATAAGCGCCATCTGACCTTAATCCCACATGCTCTTGTATATAGGTTTCAATTGCCGCCGCGTGTGCTTGCTTAATATCTTCACTTGTGTTTGGTATACCACCTATTTCTTTTTCAGTAACTGATAGCTTATTCCAAATCTTATCTGGCCTGTTCATACTAAAACCTCTATAGCCGCGTCTTCTTAAATGATATAGTAAACGTGGTTTATTATTTTCTGCAAGTATCGGCATACCATAAAATACTATTGCCATTAATACATCTTCAAAAAACATCTCAGCAGTTTGTGGTCTAGCTATATATTCTAAAAAAAACTGATTAGGCGGTGCATCTTCCATGCTAAACTTAGTTAAACCATGTAAAGCGCCATTTGATCCCAAACCATCCACAGTGCCTGATATATCATAACTATCACAGCCAAAAGCACCCATGTGCTCATTAGCAGGATATTTATTTCCATTTTTAATTATAACTTTATTTTGTAAATGACTTGGTGGTACCCAAGATATTTTAAATCTACCTTTTGGATCAGGATAAAATTGAACATTAGTATCCTTTATACCATTTACCCATTGAAAATTACCAACAGAAGGTGTGTTGTTATTTTCTTCGTTATAATCTATTTGCTCGTATATTTTTGCTAAGTTAAATATACTATTTTTTGTTTCGTCTCTAAATGCGTGCTCTTCAGTTCTAGGAAACTGACGGTAAAATTCGTTTAACGCATCTTGATCGTTTTTTAAACCTTCTGCTTCGTTCTGCCAATGTTCTATAACGCCAGTATCAATAATGTCACTGTGTGGACCGTAGACCTCGTTATCTGGTGTATCAAACACAGGTAAGCCATACTCATCCATAAACCCTTCATAGTTCCACTCCATTGGTATAAAAAACGAATATAGTCCTGAAGCTGTCTGGCCATTTTTATTTCTTTTAGTTACGTTAGAGTTATAATATAATTTCTTAAAATTATCACCACCTTTATCTAGCGCGTTACACGTTGAACCCATCATACACTTACCAATAACTCTACTTCCTAATCGCAATGTAGTTTTTGTCACTCGCCAGTTATTTAATATGTTATCTGGTCTTTCCCACTTGCCACTTTCATCATGAACTAGTAACTTTAATTTTTCTCCGTCATACGAATTATCACCGGTATTTTTCCAGTCAATAGTCGTATCGAGCCCTGTGAGTTCTTCAGGTTGATCTTCGGAACTTGCGGTGAGTTTTCTTCTAGTAAGTTTTGAAGCAGGTACTCTATAAGCCAACTCTGTTTTGGGTCTGTCCATCCCGTCTTGGATCGGTTTAAAGAAGAAAGGATAGTTGACCGAAATCGGGACAATTTTATCCGTGAACATTTTCTTCGCATCGGCACCAGATTTGGACAATACCCCGAAACGTGCATCGGAAGATATTGTGGCAAGGTTAACTGTTTCCCCCGACGCCATAAAAGAAAAGCCTGAGCGTCTGTTCTT